CATATTATAGACTGTTCGCTCGTAAATTTACATTCTTAGTTCAAGGAGGATTTGACGGATGGGATATATATAGAGAATGGAGAACAAACGAAGATAGATTCCAAATTGGTAGAACCGGATATTTGAATGGGGCTTGTCCTTCATCACGTTATCCTACAGCTAAAGGTTGGGGAGCATTTAAAGAAATTTCTCTTGGAGATGGAACTCAAAATTTTGCAAATACCGACTACTACGCATACTTGTTGGGTCAACAAACATTTGCTAATCCAGAATCAACTAATATTAATGTATTTGTAACACCTGGTATTGATTATGTTAATAACAGTAATTTGGTTGAAGATGCGGTTCAGATGATTGAATTCAATAGAGCTGACTCTTTGTATATTACAACAACCCCTGACTACGATCTTTACTTACCAACAACTACTGGTGGGGATGGATTAATTTATCCAACTGAGGCGGTAGATAACTTAGATAACACAGGAATTGACTCTAACTATACCGCAACTTACTATCCGTGGGTATTGACAAGAGACAGTGTAAACAACACACAAATTTATATTCCACCAACAGCTGAAGTTACAAAAAACTTGGCATTAACTGACAACATTGCATTCCCTTGGTTCGCAGCGGCAGGTTACACTCGTGGTATAGTAAATTGTATAAAGGCTCGTAAGAAATTAACTCAAGAAGATAGAGACATTCTTTATAACGGAAGACTTAATCCAATTGCAACCTTCTCAGATGTAGGAACTGTAATTTGGGGTAATAAAACTCTACAAGTTAGAGAGTCTGCTCTTGATAGAATCAACGTTAGAAGATTGTTATTACAAGCACGTAAATTGATTTCAGCGGTATCCGTGAGGTTATTGTTTGAACAGAACGATGCACAAGTAAGACAAGACTTCTTAAATGCGGTGAATCCAATCTTAGATGCGATTAGAAGAGACAGAGGTCTTTATGACTTTAGAGTAACAGTTTCTAGTGATCCTGAAGATTTAGATAGAAACCAAATGACCGGTAAGATTTACATTAAGCCAACTAGAGCTTTAGAATTTATAGATATAACCTTCTACATTACTCCAACTGGAGCATCGTTTGAGAATATATAAATCGGTTTAAAATACAAACACAAAAGAAAGGGGTATCGAAAGTTCCCCTTTTTTGTTAAACAAACTATTTATTATTATGAATTATAAAAATACGGTAAGAGAAATCATTAGTGAGATTATTCACGATCAGATGACCCCTACTATGAAGTATTACGCTTTTGACTGGGATGACAATCTAATGTATATGCCAACCAAAATATATTTAAAGGATGATAAGGGAAATTCTGTTGGTATGTCTACCGAAGATTTTGCAGAATATAGAACTAAGATTGGTGAAAAACCTTTTAAATATGAAGGACATACTATAGTTGACTTTTATGACAATTCTTTTAAGAACTTCAGAGTTCCTGGTGATAAGTTATTTATGAAAGATTCTATGACGGCTGAAACAGGTCCTGCTTGGTCTGATTTTGTTGAGGCGGTTAATAACGGGTCAATTTTTGCAATCGTCACAGCAAGGGGACATACCCCATCTGTGATCAGAAATTCCATTTATAATTTAATAAAACAAAACAAAAACGGATTATCTTCAAGTGAGTTAGTTAAAAATCTTAAAAAATATAGAGAATTATCAGATGAGGATGATTTATCCAATGATGAACTAATAAAGTCTTATTTGGATATGTGTAAATATTATCCTGTAACTTTTGGTGAGGGATCAGCTGCGAATCCAGAAGAATTAAAAGTTAAATATATGAAAGAATTTATGACATATGTTAAACAAATGTCCCAACAACTACAAGAGAAAGCTTTTATGAAGAATAAAATAAGTAATTATTTTAACCCTTTTATTGGTTTTTCAGATGACGACATAAGAAATGTGAATACAATGAGAAAAAATTTTCCAAATAAAGATGAATTAAAGATTTATGCTACATCTAAAAAAGGAAAAGAAGAATATGAATAATAATTAATAACTGGATCTAGTAATAAGATATTTTAAAAAAAAGTGGAAGTAAATAGAAAAAAAAATTATTACATGTATTTATAATAAAAAATAAACAAAAAAATAAAAAAACAAATTATGGCTGATTTACTAATGAAAATGCCGATACCCTACGAACCAAAAAGGGAAAACCGATGGATCTTAAGATTTCCTTCGTCACTTGGTATAAATGAGTGGTATGTAGAGTCCACGGCAAGACCTTCTCTTACTATTGCAGCAACGCCAATTCCTTTCCTAAATACGGAAACATACGTTGCTGGTAGATTTACTTGGGGAGAATTAGCGGTAACTTTTAGAGACCCTATTGGTCCATCAGCATCACAGGCATTAATGGAGTGGATTCGTTTATGTGCTGAATCTGTAACAGGACGAATGGGATATGCGGCTGGTTACAAAAAAAATGTTGACCTTGAAATGTTAGACCCAACCGGAGTTGTTGTTGAAAAATGGATTTTAGAGGGAGCTTTTTTAACAAAATATGATGGTGGAGCTTTAACATACACTAGTGATGGTTTAGCTAAAGTAACGAGTTCTATGAGAATGGATCGTTGTATATTAGTATATTAATTTTTTAATAAACAATATTATTAATTCCTATATGTTTTTATGTATGGGAATTTTTTTTTGTAAACGTTATGTAATTGTTTTAATCTTTACAAAAAAACATATGTTAATTATGTTTAAATTAAAAAAAATATGGAACAAAATGCTTACACGGCAGGACAAGCCGATTTCAATTTACCACACGATGTTATAACACTACCTTCTGGAGGGATCTTTTATAAATCTAAAAAGAAAACCATTAAAGTTGGTTATTTAACTGCGTTTGATGAAAACATAATTGCCGAAGCTGACTATAAAAAAAGTATTCAAGAAAGTATAGTTCTTCCTTTGCTTAGGAATAAAATTTATGAAAAAGATTTAAGACCTGAAGAATTAGTTGACGGAGACGTTGAAGCAATACTTTTATTTTTAAGAAACACGTCTTTTGGTCCCGAATATCCAATAACCGTAAATGATCCGAATACAGATAAAAAATTTACATCAACAATTTTGTTGGACGAATTAAATATTAAAAAACCAAAAAATATTCCAAATGAGGAAGGTTTGTTTGACACAACTCTTCCTGTTTCTAAAAAACAAGTTAAATTAAAGATTTTAAATATCTCTGATAAAATTAAAATAGAAACAATTTTAAAATCATATCCTAATGATAGAACAGCACCATCAATAACAACAAAATTATCTTTAATTATTGTATCTATTGATGGTAATACAGACAAGGGAAATATAGCAACATTTATTCAACAAATGCCAATTGCCGATTCTAAATATATTAGAAGATTTATAGCCGAAAACGAACCAAGATTAGACTTATCAAAAGAAATTATCGCCCCGTCTGGAGAAAAAGTAATGATCGACATTACTTTTGGGGTGGAATTTTTTCGGCCTTTCATATCAGTATAAAACAATAATAATTGACGAATTTTATTATTTTTCAAGAATCTTTAGAACCCAATATTCTGAGTTTATTAATATGCCAACTTATGTGAGAAAATATTTGATCAATAAATATGTTGAGGATAATAAAAAAACACAATAAAAGTATTTATTAATTAAACTAATATATGGCATTTTTTTTTAGTAATACTACTGGAACTAGTTCGTTAGGGGATGATATATTAAGTGGAACAGCTGCCGACTTTGATAAAAACGCATATACTTTAAACATTGGAGCTATCACCGCAAAAATTGGCGAACAATTTGAAGGACTACTTAATTCAATTAATCCATTAGATAGTACTATTTTCGCGCAGTTAGAAACATCTGCAAACAGTGTTCAAAAAGCCTTTGGTTTATCTAAAGAAAGGATGGACGAGTTTAAAACTAGTATTGCTGATGTAGCGCCTGAATTAACTAAATTAGATTATAGTGAAAGTGAGATAACTACAAATTTAATATCAATTATGCAAGGTCTTGGAGGGGCGGCCAGTGTTAGTAAAGAGGCCATTGTAGAATTAAGTGCCGCGGCAAAACTTACTGGTCAAGACGTTGGTACGTTAACAACTAACTTTAGAGATGTTGGAATTTCTGTTTATGATGTTGGGGAACAAATGAAAACTGTGACTGAGGTTGCGAGATCGGCCGGAGTTTCAGTTAATCAGGTTTCAGGTAAAGTAATGAACAATTTAGAAAAAATGAATCTCTTTAATTTTGAAAACGGAGTTAAAGGGTTGGCTAAAATGTCGGCACAAGCAGAAAGACTTGGAATTAAAATGGAACAAATATTTGCTCAATCAGAAAAAGTTATGAATCCAGAAGGGGCAATTGATATGTCAGCAGCACTACAACGATTAGGCGTAACATCAAGTGGTTTATTAGACCCTTTAAGGGCAATGGATATGTCTCAAAACGATCCTGAACAATTTCAAAAAGAAATTGTAAATCTTGGTAAAGAATTTACACGGTTTAATGAAAAAACGGGGCAGATGGAAATTCTTCCTGGGGCTAAAAGAAGAATGAAAGAAGTTGCAGAAGCTGTTGGATTGACCGCAACAGAATTTTCAAAAATGGCACTTAAAAGTTCCGACTTTGAAATGAAACTTAAACAAATTAAAATGCCGTCTTTAGGTATTGATGATGACGAAACTAAAGAAATGATTGCCACAATGGCACAAATGAAAGATGGGGTTGCTACAATCCAAGTTAGAGATAAAGAAACCGGAATAACAACGGAAAAAAAGGTAGAAGAATTAACACCTGAAGATATTGAAAATTTAAAAAAGGCAAATGAAGATTCTTCAAAAACAATTGAGGAGTTAGCGTTCAATCAACTAGATGTTACAACACAAATTAAAAATTTATTGGCAACTGGAGAGGTTGCCACAAAATTTGCAAAAGCAACAACACCCACCCTAAGTAAATTTTATGGTTTAGTTGCTGACAGTAAATTAGAAATTGCAAAAGCTTCAGATAATATTTTTGGATCAACCGAAGATATGAGAACGGCAATGGGAGACTTAACAA